GTTAAAAGGCGCAGCAAGAGACGCTCGTATAGAAAAGTTAAACAAACAAATGTCAATGCCAGAAACAAAAAGTACTAAAAATCTTGCAAAGACTCTAGGTACTCTCCTTAAAGGTGGAGGAAAGTTTATTCCGGGTGTAGGATTAGTAATTGCAGGCGGCGCGGGTGTATATGATGCTGTTACTGGATTTAACGCAGATCCAAATGCCGGCTTAGGTGAAAGCACAGTTAATGCATTATCTTCTTTAGTTAATGGTTTAACATTTGGATTGTTTGGAAGTAATTCTTCAGAAATATCAAATAGAGCACAAACTAAAGACGTAACGCAAGAAGATACAAATGTAACTACGAATAATGCATTAAACGATCTAAGTGTTGAAAAGTTAGAAAAATTATCAGCCACTTCACCGGGAATAGAAAGACTTGCAGGAGCATTTGAACGTATAGGTGCAGTTCAGGGCTTGCAAGAAAATATGGCTTCGTTCCAAGCAGATTTAAAATTAACTGATATGATGAATTTTAATGCACAACTAAGTGAAATGGGAGAAAATTTTAAAGAAATTAATCGACAATTGTCTAAAGATAATAAATTTGGTCTCGGTAATGGTGTTAACGCTGGGTCACTATTTGAAAATAATGGATTTAGCCAAGGTATAGATCCTCAGATAATAAAAGACTTAAATAGTACACTAAGTGAGTTAGTTGGTTACGAAAGAAATGAAGTAGCATATCTTAGACAGATATCTAAAAATACAGGCGGAATGCCTAGTGATGTATCGGCTAATCCTACAAGCACAAGTAGAAGCCGAACCAGCGTAAGGTCAGGAAGATAAATGAGTTGGAAAAAATACTTTACACCTGTTGCTACTAGCAACAATCCAAGCGGAAGTTATTCTCCCTTTTCTACTACTGGTGGCAGCAATAGTATGCCTGGCCCTGCTAGATCAAACTATTCAAGTTATTTGCCTGATGTATATGTCGGTACACCTAATCGTGTTGAACGTTACGGTCAGTACAACACAATGGATCAAGATTCAGAAGTTAATGCTGCACTAGACATTTTAGCAGAGTTTTGTACACAACTTAATGAACAAAACAATACACATTTTAAAATTGACTTTAAACAACGAGCAACTAACTCAGAAGTAACAATTATCTCACAGTATCTACAACAGTGGAGTAAAATACAAAACTTTGAAACACGTATGTTTAGATTATTTAGAAATGCATTTAAGTATGGTGATCAATTCTTTGTGCGTGATCCAGAAACACAAAAGTGGTTTCATGTTGATCCAGGCAATGTAACAAAGATTATTGTAAATGAATCAGAAGGCAAGATGCCAGAGCAGTATGTAATCAAAGACTTTAATGTAAATTTTAAAGACATGGTTGCAACAACACCTTTTGACACAACAGGTACTGGACCAACAGGCGCAGGTTATCCTAGTGCTGGTACAACTAACATGACAGGCAAGGGTCCTATACCTACTGGCAACCGTTGGCAGAATGAAGAAAACGAAATTTGTATCGATGCAAAACATATGGTACATCTAAGTTTGTCAGAAGGCTTAGATAAAAATTATCCATTTGGTAATTCATTATTAGAAACTGTATTCAAAGTATACAAACAAAAAGAATTATTAGAAGACGCAATTATTATTTACAGAGTACAACGTGCACCAGAGCGCAGAGTATTTTATGTAGATGTAGGCAACATGCCGAGTCACTTGGCAATGCAATTTGTTGAAAGAGTAAAGACAGAAATACATCAAAGACGTATTCCATCACAAACGGGTGGAGGGCAAAATGTTATAGACAGTAGTTATAACCCGTTGTCAATAAACGAAGATTATTTCTTTCCACAAACAGCAGAGGGAAGAGGATCTAAAGTTGAAACACTTCCAGGCGGGACTAACCTAGGAGAAATTGATGACCTTAGATACTTTACTAATAAGTTGGTACGCGGATTACGTATCCCAAGTTCGTACTTACCAACTGGAGCTGATGATGCATCAAGTCAATACAATGATGGTCGTGTCGGAACTGCTTACATACAAGAACTTCGTTTTAACACCTATTGTGAACGTCTGCAAGGTTTGATTGCTGAGGAGTTTGACCAAGAGTTTAAGCGTTATATGCTTGACAAAGGTGTAAACATTGATACTGCTATGTTTAGTTTAAAGTTTCAACCACCACAAAACTTTGCAAGTTATAGACAAAGTGAAATTGATAATGCAAGAGTTCCTACATATACACAGATGGCTGCACTACCGTATATCTCTAACAGATTTGCTCTAAAAAGATTCTTAGGTATGACTGATGAAGAGATTGCAGAAAACGAACGTTTATGGCGTGAAGAAAATGAAGAAGACCTAGAGCCGATGCTAGATGATGCAAGCGCTGAGATGCGTGGAGCAGGTATTAGCGGCGCTGGCATAGGTGACGATTTAGACGGAATAGAAGATACAGCTGATGACGGAGAAGATCCAATCCAAGGATCTGAAGGTGAAGGACCAGAAACAACAACTGGACAAGATCTAGGCGGCAGTCCTGCGTCAAATACAGACCAAACGATATAAATACTAACATGATACTGAGAGAACTATTTTACTTTGACAAAGAAACAATCGAACCTGTTGAAAATGACAGGTACGAGCCAGAGAACGACACCTCTCCAGTAAACTATGATGACACACGTAAAACTAGACTTACTCTGCGTCAGATAAACCGTATTAGAAAAGCAGCTGATTTACATAAAGAAGAAAAAGTAAAAGATCTTCATTTTGTTAGACAGATGTACGGTGTATCTGCAAATGCAGAGGCATCTATGTAGTGGCAAAGATAGACAAGAGTCAATATACTAAATCAGAATGGCAACGAATTAAACAAGCGAGACGCTTGGCTAAAAAAGCTGACAGGCATAAAAAAGAATTTAATCAAACTATTATTCGTAAACCGATTGAACCCAAGGTCAACGGATCGACTGCATTTGTTATAGGAAACGGCACAAGTAGGTTTCCAATACAATTAGAAAAATTAAAACCATTAGGTAAAATATATGGTTGTAACGCTTTGTACAGAGAGTTTACACCTGATTATTTAATCGCTGTTGACACTAGGATGGTAATAGAAATATCCAAGCAAGGTTATCAGCTACAACATCCAGTTTACACAAATCCAAATAGAAGTTATCAAAAGATAGAAGGTTTAAATTTATTTAATCCGTCTAAGGGATGGTCAAGTGGACCAACAGCAATGTGGTTAGCTAGTCAACACACATATGATACAATATACATTTTAGGTTTTGATTATAAAGGACTTGACAAAGGACGTATGGTTAATAATATGTATGCTGATACCTTAAATTATAAGAAGACAAGCGACCGTGCAACGTTTTATGGAAATTGGCTCAAGCAAACTACAATTACTGTTAACGAATATCCTAAAATTAATTACATCAGAGTAATCGATCGAGACGGATTTATTCCGAAAGAATTGGTAAATATCAAGAACATGAAGCATATATACGTTGACGAATTTATGCAAATACACAATTTAACGTAGTATTTAATGGTGTTACGGGCATCAAATCGTGCCGTTTCACACCATTTTCGTGCAAATAGAGTAAATAATATTGACAGCCCATACCGTGTAAGCGGTATTTATTTTTTAACAGGAGAAAACAATGGCAGATCGTAGTAAATTTGAAGAAATGCTCGAGCTTCTTGTCAACGAAGACAAAGAAGGTGCAGAAGCATTGTTCCACGAGATTGTGGTAGAAAAATCAAGAGATATTTATGAATCACTACTAGAAGACGAAGAAGTAGATGAAGCATCAGACGAAGAAGTAGATGAAGCATCAGACGAAGAAGTAGATGAATCAGATGAAGACCTAGACGAAGCAGACGAAGAAGTAGATGAGTCTGATGACGATCTAGAAGAAGGTTTTGACCTAGATGAGTTTGAAGTAGAAGCTGATCCAATGATGGGCGGCGATCCTGTACGCGACATGGAACTAGACATGGAACCAAAGGACGGCGACGACGACATGGACATGGACGGCGAAGGTGACGTAGAAGACCGTGTTGAAGACCTAGAAGACGCACTAGAAGATCTAAAAGCAGAATTTGAAAAAATGATGGCTGGTGACGACGAAGGCGACGACGAAGGCGACGACGACATGGACATGGACATGGACATGGACATGGATGACGAAGAACCAGAAGAAGAAGCGTTTACATACGAATCAGCAGACGAAGAAGTTGAAGAGTCAGACGAAGAAGTTGAAGAGTCAGACGAAGAAGTTGAAGAAGCAGCAGACGAAGAAGTTGAAGAAGGCGATAAGTCAGCAGCAGAACAAATGCGTGAGTATGTAGAAAAAGTTGCTCCAGCTAAAATGGGCGACAATGGCGCAAATACAAAGTCATCTGTAGCAGGTAAAAACGATATGGGCGGAACAACTGCAAATATCCTACGTGCTGACACAGAAGAAAGTGGTGAAGCAGGAGCAGGTACAACTATTAAAGGTAACCCAGTTCAGAAGCAAGCACCAGCAGCAATG